CTAAATATTGCCATGGGTGATCCCATTCTAGTATTTTTTTCTTGCCTAATGTATATGAAAGTCCCAAATTTATTCTAGTAAATGCGTCTTTAGCAGTTAAAGGATTAGACCAGGTATCTAATTCGTCTGTATTAGTTTGGTTATATGATAAATCAATTGATATTGAAGTTTTATTACCTAATCTATATTTAGCGCCAATACCTAAAGGTATTACTCTAGTAGAGTTTTTCGTGCTATATGTAGAAATTGAAGTATTATTATACGATTGTTCAGAGTCATACCAAAGAATACCGTATCCTACAAAAGCGTATAATTGAGTATTTTTTCTAGAGTTAAATATTCCTCCATTAGTTATATTAAATCTAAGTCTAGCATCCAATTGTGTAATATTAGAATTAAACCCAAACTGCGGTTCTGAAGATTCTAATCTAGATCTAAACCCATTTAATTGTAAACTAGTAAAATGCGATAATTGTTTAGATATTTCTAACCCGTACCCAATGTTCAAAGGAGTTTTGGTGTAGAACAAATCATTATTTTCAATATCAGTGTTTTCATATAAAAAAGAAACATTGGGAATAATACTCCAAGTACTAAAATCGGATATATTCTGTGGCTTAGGGATTTGCGAGAAACTTACTAACCCAACAAACATCAACGTTAACGTAACAAATAATTTTTTCATGATCAACCTTTTAATATAAATATATGTATTCAAAAAAGATAATATAATTATGCTGTATAATGTCTGGCGTATTTATTTAATGGCAAAAACACGTCATTAGTCCACACGTCTACATTTTTCAACCCCATGGCCATTCTGTCATCAGCCAACATTTTCATAAAATCATATTTTACAAATGGAGTAATAGGAAGGTTAAACATTTCTAATATTTTTAATTTATTAATACCGGATATGTTTACATCTTTTAATTGCATTAGAGTGTAATTGGTTCTGATTAGATTTTCTTCTTTTAATATAGCGTTACAAACTTTATTTTCTATATTTTTATTACATATTTCAAATAAATTATCAACACTAATGTGTACGTCATTGCCAAATTCGGGAATATGTTTTAATAAAGTACCCGGACCGATGCCTTTTACTTTCGGTAAATTATCTCCTTTATCGCCTATAATAGTACGATATGTTAAAAAATTAGTAGCTGCAATGCCATATTCATCTAATACATCCTGTTTAAAATATAATTTCTTTTTAGTTGGACTCCATACAAATGTATCTTCTGATACTAATTGCAAATAGTCTTGGTCGGTAGACATTATAAATGACTGTCCATTTTTTTCTCTAACCAAAGTAGTTAAATATGCAATGGTATCATCAGCTTCAATATGATCAATTATAATCGTAGTCATAGGCAATATGTTAAGATAATCACTTAACCGTTTCATTTGCCTAACCATACTAGTTTTTACATCTTCATCAGTTTGAAGATACGGACTTCTCTTAATATCCGATCCGGGTTTCCTATTATTTTTATATTCAGAATATATTTCTCTCCTTTTTTTAGAGCCGCCTTTACCATCAAATACCAATATAACTCTAGTAGGCTTAATTTGTTTAACGGCTGATCCTACCGTTAAGAAAAATCCGGTAATCCCGCCACAATGTAATCCGTCTTCATTAGTAACCGGGGACGTAGCAAACGCTCTCAAATATTGGTTTAATCCGTCGACAATAAGAACCCTCGAATTCAAATGCAAATCCGAGGGTTCATTTTTAAGTTCTTCTAATAATTTCAAATAGTTAGTCCGTTGCATTTTCAAATATTGGATTTTCAGTTTGTTCGGTTTCTAAAATAAGATTGTCTGTATCGATTATCATATTTTCGTAATCCATAATTAAACAATCACATAATAATTTATAAAGAACTTTTCTGACTTCCAAATTATTTTTTAACATTTCATCCCAATTCTTACCAGAATATTTATGAATCTCTCCGGTTTCAGGATCAGTTACCTGGTACGACATACCCACCTTTTCTGCTTTTCCATACTTTAATAGTACGTCAATCCAATTGGTATAATCTTTGATACCGGCATTGTAAAATGCTTCATACTCGCATTCTCGATTTGCAGGACCTAATTTGCTTTTGACTACTTTAACTTTAATCGTAGTGCCTACAATTTCATCGACACCATTAATCTTCATTTTAATTTTACCTGTGGTGGCAACGCGTAATCTAGTTGTTGCATGAAAGCCGATTGCTTTGCCTCCGGGCACCGTATATTTATCTGCATTAGGCATTGTCAACCCTACCTTTTCACGAAGCTGATTGATACATATCAAACATATACGCTGCTTAGCGATCATTGGCATAAGTTTACGCATTGCTTGGGAAATTACAATTGCTTTGGTAGTATTATAACCTGCTTTATCATATCCAGCCTCTAATTCAGTTTTACATGATGCTGCTGCAATTGAATCAACTACAATAGTAACCAAACGATTTTTGTTCTTTTCACGAACTTTTAAAACGATATCTTCAATAGCAGCAAATATATCTTCTACAGTATCTAAACTAACATACAACATTTTAGATACATCCACACCTAACGTTTCTAGAAATGCTTTAAACAATGAAGTTTCATTTTCAATGTAAATTGCCAAACCGCCTTTCTTTTGTGTTGATGCTATAGCATGCCCCGCTAATAATGATTTTCCAGATGATTCTAATCCTGTAATTTCAGTAAGTCGGCCCACTGCAAATCCGCCATTAGGAATATTGGATACTATCAAATCAGCTACTGAATTACCGGTAGAAACCCAATCTACAATTTCAGATGGATTTTCTTTATCATTTAAAGTATATACTACTTGGCCTTGATCTTTAAATTTTTTATTTAAAGAATCTGATAATACTGCTGCTAATTGATCTTCTGCTTCGGAGTTACTAATAGGATTGGGTATAGAATCATTCAATTTTTCTTTTTTTGCCATAAATGTTTTTTTATAAAGTATTAGAAACCCGATTCAATGCCAAATCAGGTTTCTAACACGTTAGGTTAAAATATTATTCTTCATCAAATAATTCTTCAAAAGCAGCTGATACGTCATCAGTCTTTTTTGCTTTTGATGCCGGAGCAGCTTTTGCTGCCGGTTTAGGAGTTTCATCCTCTTCAGACTCCTCGCTAGGGTTTAACCATTCTTGCAATGCAGTTTTTAAATCTTCATAGCTAGGTTCAGGGAAAATTTCTTTAAGGTCTTTTTGTCCGTTTAAGATTTTTTCAAATATCTCCTTATTATCTGTTGCAGGCGTTGCATTAGGTTTAACCCGAATAGAAATCTTACCATAAGTATTTCCTACATCTTCACCTTTTTGGAACTCTACTACAATGTCACGGCCATTTTTTAAATCCGTGATATCACCATAGTCTTCATCAGTAAGAATATTTAATATTTCTTGATAAATTTGTTTACCGAATCCCCAATATTTAACACCTTCGGATTCTTTGCCTCGAACAATAATAGGTACATAGGTTCTCATTTTAGGTTCGAGCTTTTTACCCATTTTCCAATCATCAGAACTTCCTGTCTTTTTAAGTTTCTCAGCAAATTCAACAATCGGATCTGGATTGCCATAAGTGAATGGTGATAGAAAAGTCTTTTTTCCTAGATCATAATGAAAATACATTTCACTAAATGGATTCTCCTTATCAAACTGATAAGGTACAATTCGGATAACTGTTTTGCCAGCTTCAGGTTTCCATAACCTGTCTTGCTTTTGTGTAGAGGATTGCAGCTGTGTAAGCTTCTTTTTAATCGCATCTAAATTCATTGCCATAATTTTTTCATTTTTTAATTGTTAATAAAATAATTGTCATTTGTCATTTCGTAATTAATGGGCATTCAATAAATTACTAATAACTTTATAAGTATAAGCACTTTTTTTGATAGTGCCAAATCAATATTCAACTATTTCTTCTAAAATAATTGGTATAACATTTATTTGTTCTCGTTTGGTTAATAATAATGAGTTACGATACAACGTCCAATCTATTTCCATTCTAGTATCTAACACTCCATTATTTAAAGCCATAACAATAACATTAATAGCATTTACTGAATACAATGTATTTGTTTCTTTTTTTCTGTGAATTGAAATATAATTCTGATAAATTTTATTACTAGATAAATTTATATTAAAGGTTAAATATTTTTCATATGGATTATCTTTATTCGAAAAAATAAAAATTTTATCTAAATCATTAAAATGTTCTTCTATTAAGTCTAACGTCGTATCTAGCTTTTTTTGGTTACTAAACGTACATAACAATTTATAGTTATTCATAACATATCATATTAATATAAATATGTTACATTATTCAATAATTTCTTTTAAATCATGATAATTAGATCCTATATATTTACGAATTGTAAAATTATTTTCTTTTAATATTTTTTCTATACCACGTATACATTTTTTACCATCCTTAAAATCAAAATCAAATAATACACTATCATACGTATATAATATTAATTTGGTATTATACTTAGATAAAAACTCATTAATGGTAGAAATTTTATCCATATTAATTTCGGTTTCCAATAACTGTATTAAATAATTAAATAATTTTTGTGCATTTAAAGCTGGATAATTTTTTCTATACAATCGTCTGCCGGATACGGGCGATTCAATATAACCTAAGGTTTTCCAATTATGCCAGTAATGTTCAATTATTTTTTCAGTTTCACTAAAAAACTTAATATGTTTATATTCAGGCAACACGCCACCATATAGTTGCCTAAAACTTATTTGTTTAGATTCTTCATACTCGGCTTCGGTTAATTCATCTTTATTAAAATAATATCTACCCAAATATTCGTGCATAGATTCTTTGGGTAGTTTATAATTAATTAGATTACCTATAATCCGTAAATGGTATGAATCAAAATCAAATTCAATTAGTGCGCCTGGATCAAATCTACTTATAAACATTTCACGTACTCCGTTATCTTTATTTAAAGCAGCAAAATTGATAGTGTTGTATCTATTAGAAGGTCGTCCCGTAGTAGTAGTTATATTGTATTGTGAGTATATTAGTTCATTAATTTGATCCACATTAACCGATTTCATTATATTTTTACTTATCTTATCCACAGATACCTTGAGACCGTTACTTTCTATTTTAGAAACACTAGGTATAATGGTAGTATTGTAATACTTATAAGCTCTATCTAGGGGGTTATGCGTATGTATTAAATTTAATAAAGTGGGTTTGATCAATTCAAAGTACTCAATCCATTTTGCTACGGGTATTAATTCATTTAATTTAGGATACCTAGGATATACATTTCTAAATTGTTCTAAACATTTAAATGTAGGCAATGTTAGTTTATTTCCGTTATCCAAATATTGTAGTAATTCAATGTCAAAACCATTTACTATATTAAATCTAAATAATAAATCTTTATAATCTATAAAATATTTATAATTACTATTATAAAATATATTTCTTATTATAGCTGAATCCACTTTGAATAATACTTCTGAATGGTTCAGAAGTACCACGTAATCAGATTTATCCTCAATGCCATGTACCCAAAACAAACTTATAGACTGTAATCTAGTATGTACATAATTATTTGAATAAATAGGTACAACCATGACAGTTTTGGTTTGTAATAAATTACATACGTGATTTAATTCCTTTTCGGAATCAACAATAACCATATTATTC